AATAACAGATATTATGGATATTAGTGGAGGTGATAATGAAGTTAGATTTAGAATACCTAATGGTTTAAAAGGATTAATATGTTTGTATAACATTTGTTTAGAGTTACCAAAGTATTTTACATTAAATGAAGGTAGTGGTATTCATTATCATACAGATTTAACTAAATACTGGAATTTAATAAATGAACAATCTATTAAAGATAATAATGATTGGATTATAAAAGAATTAAAAACATGGAATACTGCTAAAGATTACAATAATTTTTGTTATTGTAGGTTAGATAGTAGATGTTGGTGTCAATTTCAATCCGAATTTAAAACAATGGAAGTTAGAATAGGTGAAATGACATTTGATTATTCTATAATAGCTAAAAGAGCAATTCATTGTAATTCTATAGTTAGAAAATTAGTTAATGAAAATAAGAAAGAATATTTAAAAAGTTATTTAATATCTCGTCTTTGACATAGGATACTTTTGGCTCTTCTTCTTTTTTGGTTTCGTTGTGCCTTTTAATAATTTCAGCTACAGCTTCATCTTTGGTTTCGCCTAATATATCTCCATAGACACTTTCAAATGAATAAGGCTCTGCGTTCGGCCTATAAAAAAGAGGGTTACTCCAATTCTTTTGAGACCTATCATACCATAGCCTTCCTATTTCTTTGCCATTATCTAAAACAACATATTCGGCATCATTGGCAAAGTCATCAGATTTTTTAACAACAACATCTTTTGCTGTTAAACTAATAGGAACCGCCCTGGCCTGCCCCTTCCGCCTTGTGGAAACATCCCTCCATACTTCAGGATTATCCAAAAGGTATTGGCGCATCTCATCGTAGGAAAGGCGCAGTTCTTTGCCTGTTCCGAGGAGGTCTTCAACGGCCTTTACAAGTTGGGGATTTGAGCCGTCCTTCTTGGCGGCGTGGTAGGCTTTTGAAATTGACTTAGCCCAAAAAACCAACCCTTCTTTTTTTAATTTTTTAGATGGCTTTATTTCGTATCCATCTTTTGACACAAAGTCATAGGCTATTGCGGCAATGCCTTTACCTCTTTTTGATGTATATGATTGTTCTGCGTAAAGTTTGCCGTCATTGTCTTTTTTAAAAGAAAATAACGCAACTTCTTTGCCGTTTTCAGTGATACCAGTCCAGCCTTTTGTGCATTTCGCCAGCAGTTCAACAGAATCAGATTCGTTTTGATCTAAATCAATTTCGCGTGATTTCTTTTTCAGAGATGCAGTGGCGCGACTCTTTGAAATGTCACGGAATGTTTTCGAGTCAGTGCCGATCAGCGTGATCTTGATTCCCAAATCTTCGCCAGTGGTAGGATGTGCAACGCGCAATTCCGCGCCTTCTTCTGCTACTTTTGCTGTATCTAATGTTGCTAAATCGAATGTCATAAATCACCTGTCAGTAAATTATTCTGCCAGTAATAAAGAACCCGCTAGCCGCTGACAGGCCAACCCGCAGGCTATCCGCTAGGATTAGGCTGGATCGTAAACGCGCTGCTTATTGATGGCGATTGATGTTTCAGCGCCAACAACGTCGTCTGCCGCACCGAAAACGATGTTAAAATTTGTGACTAATCCAGAATAAAACACAATATCGCCAGATTTAAGCGCGATTTTAAAATGGTAATTGCTGTCTGACAGCAAGGCCGCCTGCATAACCACCTGACCAGCATCAACAGTATCAAAGCCAAGCGTTAAATCTTGAGATCCGTTGTCGCGAGTGCCTTTCAATTTTTGCAGATTTCTGTCGCCGATTGGGTTGTGTTCTGTCACTGCATATTCAGCAGACAGAGTGCCAAGATCGGTGATCTCGCCTACTTCTGCGTAGGTTAATGCGCCATAACCTGTCGCATCGTATGTTGCTGGAGGTGTTGCTGTTGTCGATACATAGAACTTATTGCCAGCATTAGTTGAAACGGTCATTTGAGCGTCCTCTGAGTTGTCATGACGCCACAATGATAGCATAAAACTATTGATGTGTAGTTATTGAAAGGTTTTAACGATTGTTGAAATTGATTCCAGTGTGGGTATAATGCGAGCCATTCGCTGCATTAGCTCTAATTGGCAGAGCGCCTGACCTGTAATCAGGATGTTTAAGGTTCAAATCCTTAATGCAGCACCAGATATGCGTGATTAACTCAGTGGTAGAGTTGCAGCCTTCCAAGCTGTCAGTCATCGGTTCAAAACCGATATCACGCTCCAAATTGCGTCACTAGCTCAATCGGATAGAGCAAGGTGTTTCTACCGCCTAGGTTGTAAGTTCGAATCTTACGTGATGCGCCACAATTGCACTGTAGCTTAAGGTAAAGCGATCTGGCTCATAACCGGAAAGACTAAGGTTCGATACCTTTCAGTGCAACCATCTTTATAAGCCTTTCACAGCCGCATCAATCGCCCGATTAAACTCAAGCACCGTACCGCGCACCATGCTATCAAGTGACTCAAGACTGGAGATGTAGGCTAAGTTATTCGACAGAATCCACCGATGCCCGTACATCTTTTCTATAGCCTGATTGCAGTGGCTTAATGCAAATGGTATCGCCGCAGCACCGCCACCAGCAAACTCAAAAATATTCTCTTCTGCTTGGTTTATTTCAGCGTGCCAATTCCCACGCGCTCGACCAGTATCAACGCGGGTACGCTGTATGACCTCATTTGTCATTTGCAGTGCAACGGCGCGCGTTACTTTCTCAGCATCTCCGCCGACTTTCTTCACCCACTTGTCGAGATTTCGCAGTTGATAGACGGCCATTAATTTATCCCTGTATTGATATTTTCATATTGGATATTTGACAAAACAATATGGTTATCCGTTAACCATAAAAATATATGTGATATTTTTATCTATATTATTATGGTGATTTTATTATAGAGATAATCTATAATAAATTTACACATTAGATAGAGGTTATTTTATGAAAACAAATCAACTTATGCATGTGGCTTTTTCTTCTGGCAATGTAAGAGTTTATCACAATACATCAATGGGATCGCTTACTGATCTTTTCTCAATTGGAAATGCAATGCGCATACAAGAAGGGAAGAGGGCTGCCGTACTATCTCAGTTCTTGGAGTCTGGCAGAACTATTGAGTTTGCATGTGTAATTAATGAGGTGCACGGGATTAGCCCATATCAGGTTGTTGGTAGGGGGGCAAAGGGAGGCACGTGGGCCTGCTTACAGATGATGATTTTTGCTGCTGAATACTTATCACCAAGGTTCCACCTTGAAGTGATCGACGCATTCATCAACAACAAGATTTTGGAATGGCGCGATGTGTCAGGTGATGAGTTTAAGGCGCTTAATATCGCCATTGATAACTACCTGCCAAATCGTGAAGAAAAGAGTAACAAGGGCATTTATATCAACGTTGCGCGAATGCTTTTGAAAAAGGTTAACCCTGCTTTATCAAGCTGGAATGATGCCAGTGCGGATGAGTTGCGCGATAGAGCAAGCATTGAAAATAAACTCGTTACCACTTTACAGCTGGGGCTGATTAAAGACTGGGAGCACATGAAAGAGATCATCGAGAAGATTTAGGAAGTGTATTCTATGCGCACTCCCATTTTAATCACAAGGCGCACGGATGCGCCTATGCTAACGCCCGATAGTAAATTGACATGCGGATAACTGAATAAGCACCTTCTGTACCTGTCGGCACCCAATCAACGCGCATCACTTCAAATCCTGTATATCTCCCACGCTTGAAGTGCTCGGCAAGTAATGTCGCCTTATCCATTCCTGCCGCTGCGCCGCTATTACTCGGAGTTAAGATCTCGATCTGGTAGTATCCGCGATAGTCAGTTGTCCCGCCGTACTCGATAGCAAGATGATCTGGACTAGCAGAATAAAAACCTTCCCGCAGATACTGAACACCAGTTGGTGAGTAAGCCTGATCAAGATATGCAATCGGCGGCTTATTCGACAGCGTGTTTAAGTGGGCCCGCATTGCTTTGTAGATTGCTTGGTTCATGGCTACTTTCTCAGCTGCACATAGTAAATAACATCAACGCCGCTTTCTCGGATTGGCTCGCAGTTCATCACTCGATAACTCACCGAATCAAGCAGGCACAACCAGCCTACAACAGGACGCAATGCGCCAGCACTACAGATCAGCTTAATGTCTCCGCGCTGAATGTTGGTTCCGTCAATCTCTGAGTTAGAATAGCTTTCAGGATAACCATATGCGATCTGCGTTCCGCTTGTTCCGCCTGATATTAGATCGCCCGTATCATCATCAAAAACAGGATTTGTTTGATAACTGAAAACAGCCTGCTCGCCTGACTCTTGCAACATCTCAAGTGCGGATGCAATATCTGCTTGTGCGTCTGCTAGGCTCATATCATCGACTCACATTAAACTGCGTTGAACCATAGCCGTTACTGACATATCCGCGCAGCAGCATTGATAGTTTTGGGTATGCGATAGTTTGCGGGCCATTCTCGGACCATTTTGTTGTCAGTGGCCCCACGGTTTTCTCGGTAACCATCTTGCCAATTGATGCCATGAGGTTCCCGCCTGCATTGTAAACCAATGCCGCTTCGAGCTGGGCCTGCACAATCTTATCTGGGATCTCGGTATTTCCATCTCGCGGCCATTCCAGTGCCTGCAATGGATCTGTTTTCTCGCCTTTGAATGGCTGCAATTCAAGCCAATCAAGTGCTAGTTGTAGTTGAGCCAACAGATCGCCTGATAAAACGTAACCTCTAGCAGTAGCATAGTCTGAATATTCATCGTCTGTAGTGTAACCAATTGTTGTCATTGTTGCCCCTTGATACACATTTACGCTGTTTTGATTGTACGCTATGACTTTAAAAAACGCACTCCACCAGCGACATAATCATAACGCCGTGTGATTCACCTGCAATGTCCACGCTGATCTCATCACTCCAGTGGATAAAGTTTTCAATTCCATATTCCGATAGCTTATCGCAGGCTGACTTGATCAGTGAGTTTCCATCTAGCGAGTTCATTTGATGCGCATCTAGTGAAATGATCATGATTCAGTCCAGAAAAAACCCGCCGAAGCGGGTTAGCTGTCTGTCTCTATGTAGACCCCGACAATATCAATGGCCGCAGCCAATGCTGTTGCATTATTGCAGCGCCATGCTCTGTGAGCTAACAACGTAGTTGATGCTGGAGTTTGAGTTCCAACAACAGCGGGGGTTAATGTTCCCTCTGTAACATAAGTTGTTCCTAATCTTTCCACTCTGTAATAAATAATCCCATTCTCAGTCCCAACACTAAATAATGTCAGAACATAAACATTGCCCCCGGTTGCACCTGTTGCAGCCATTGGTGGGAAGTTAACTCCTAGACCTATTGCTGTTTGCGCTACAGAACCACCATAAACCAAGTAAAGCTGTGTTGTGTCCGTAGACAATTGAGCTAATCCGATACAGTTCACAATCGTATTTGGTTCAACGTTAGTTGCGGTTGCCACTGATGATGATAACCCTACGAATGCCCTAACACCTGCTACAGCGGCCGCATCTGAGAATGCAAATCGACAAGAGTAGAAAAACCCACCTAATCCAGCCCCACTACCTACAGTGTACTGTGCAGCCGTCTGGTAATGCCCTGCAAAGTTACCTGCTGTCGCAGACGATACATACCCAAGCCGTTTTGTGCGACTCATTATGTTTGTTGTCGCAACTGTTCTTGCCGTTGCCGTTCCTAGCGCTGTTGGTGCAACAAATCCAAACACACCGGGAACCGTAGTCGCATTACCGGGTGGACGCCAACAGGATACCCCTTGTGAAAATAGTGCGGGTTGTGGAACATAGGAGTTACCTTTAGGGCCTAACATTCCCAGCATCACTCTACTTGCCAATGAAACACCAAACGTCTTCACACCGATAGATGGCGAAACAGGTGAAGCATTGACAGCAGAAACCAAATCATTATTATCCACTAGGACATTTGAAGCTCCCGTCAGCACACCTGCTGCATTGTATTGAATTTGACCTGTGCTGCCTCCAGCTCCCGCTGATGGGGTTATCCAAGACACGGCGTAGTTTGTTGCGCTACTTTTTCCAAGAACTGTTCCTATTGCACCACCAGATGGAATTAAGCGAGGCAAGACGCTATCCCTGATATAATTGGCTATCCTTGTAGCCAGCAAGCCGACTCTAGTTGATAAGTCAGCCATAATTTACACCAAACCGGAATTGAAAGTAGTAACAAAGTCCGTATCTGGCTCACCAATGCCGATATTGGCACACGCCTGAGTTTTCTGACCAGTCGTAAGCGTTTGCGCTGCATCAAATCGCAAGCGATAGCCAAGCGCCGTGGTGACCGTTGATGCAAAGCTAGCATCATTACCAAGTGCGGCGGCAAGCTCTGACAGAGTATCAAGTGCTGCTCCAGCGCCATTAACCAAATCGCTTTTTGCTTGAGCGATTGCGGATGATACCTTACTTGATGACCAAACCTCTGTAGTTGATGATGTTGAATCACTGATTGTGATTGATGAGCCTGAATTATCGATAGCCGTCTTTAACTCATTGATAGCAGCAACCAATGATGTTTTTTGCGTGGTGGTTAACGACGATAAATCAGCTGCATTGCCATTTAGTAGTGTTCTGATTGACTTGCATTCAGTTGCTAACCTAGTGGCAAGGTCTGTGATTCTAGTTGCTAAAGTAGACATAAATTAACCTCAAATTAATTTGTTATCGAAAATGAGTGTAAAATCAGGCAAATCATCTCCTTGATACTCTGGCCCTTGCGGCCCAATCGGCCCGATAAGACCAGTATTTATTGGCTGAATTGATACCTGATTCTGCTGAATTAATTCTGTTGTTAGTGATTCGTTAACATCTGGCGATTTATAGCTTTGCGCTGATATCACAGTTCCAATCTGCACAACTTGAGTAAATGTTGTTTCAATCATGACGTTATGCCTTGAATAACGTTTACATTGAATGTTTCAGTGCTCACCTTTTGACCTGATGATGTTGTGTATTGGATATCACAATACAGCAATCCAGTCGGCCAATTGTCAGTATTGGTACAAAGCAGTTGATAAGTGGCGTAGTCAATAACATTTACAGATAATTCAGCAACAAGCTCAAGCGTTTTTGGCTTCCTTACTTGTGACTTTATTTGCCATTTATCAATACCGTTATCGATAGTTACACCACTTACTGAGGCTTGAACGGCAAACGTATCACCGTTTTTGATGTTTATTTTTGCCGTCATTTACATTATTCCTTTTCTCGTTTCGTATATTGCCGTTTCGGCGTGGCAACTTCGAGTTTAGCCTCTTCAATCTCAACTGCAACAGGCTTCAACATGTCACTTAGCTGCTCGGTAACAATCTCATCGCCTGCCTTCATCCCGCCGAAATCTTGAGTTAATTTGTAACGTGGCATTGAATAATCTCCAAAACAAAAGGGGCCTAAGCCCCTTCATAATAACACACTGTATCAGCCGTTAGGCGACCACAGAGAAGTTGAACACGCCGGATTTACCGTTGATGTCTGCACGTACTTGCAGGCCCATCGCGCCGTAAATCATGAAGTTGTAGTTGTCGAACGGGGTGTTACGAACCATCGGAACTACAGCCACAGACGCTCCAACCAGCGGGCGAACGAAATCAGAGCTGCGGACATAGCCGAACATCTGCTGACCGCCAGTCAGTTTGAAGGTGCGGCGGATCTCCGCAATGCGACCGAAGGTCATCAGATAATCCTTCAGAGTGCCTTCCTTGAACTGCCTGCAGTGCTATACGGGCGACCGAGCACACGCATAATTTCAGGGGAAACCCACAGCACGTCAATGCGGTCAACGTAGTTGTTATCCAGAGCGGCGGCAACGTACTGGTTGAAGAAGGTAACGATCTGGTCGTTGGTTGCGGTGGCGATGTCGATGTTTGCACCAACAACGCCGCCAACAGTGCCGGAGCCCATGTTGATTTGATAGGTGTTGCGGTGGTTGCGGATGCCCTGACCAGTCGCGCCATCGACTTTAATGCTAGTGTCACCAGTCAGCATGTAGTCAGCGATGTTTGACAGAACCCACTTCATCTTCAGTGCCTGGGCGTCGGTGGCGAAGTCGATACCTTCTGTCAGGCCGCCAACTGCCTTGCGGTAGTTAACGCCATAGCCAGCTGTGAAGCAGGGAATCGGGTCGCTATCGTACACGTTTTCATTGTGGTCGAAGTCAACCGGGGTTTTGAAGTCCATGGAACGCTCTACATCTTTGGATACGTCAGTACCCTTGGCGTAAGCGTTGGAGGTCTTACCGATAGACAGCGGCTTCGCCAGGCCCATAAGGTCAGTCAGGAACTCGCGACCTTGGTCGTTATCCTTAACCTGGATTGCCACACGGTCAGTCTCACGCCAGAAGTCCAGAGCGGGCTTGCCAGCGTTAGCCTCAAGGCCAGAACGCTGCTCGGCAGTCAGTTGATTGCCGTACAGGTCAACAAAGTGTTGGTTTTGTTTGGTGAACACGCGACGCTGGGAGAGCATCTCGTTGTATTGGCTCAGGCTGGCGCGGGTATTGGCGCTATTGCCTTCGAGCATCTTATCTTCAAAAACAAGCATCATGCGCTCCTTATGCGAATCGAACTTTGACCAGCTCGGCGGAAGCGCCGACGGTAATTACTTCTTGGCTGTAGGCGATCACGTCATCGGTGCCGAGAACAGCGATACGCAGCAACCCAGCGCCATTACTGGTCAGAGGGGTATCCTCTTTCAGCGCGGAGGTTGCCGCAACCAGAACAGCAAGCTCGCGGCCAGTTTCTGCAATCTCACCCACTACAGTGGAAGATGCTGGAATGACATCGGCGGTCTGCAAGCCTTCATGCTCAAGGTTGTGAGCGATGTAAATTGCGTCCTGCCTCTTGCCGTTAGTGGCGTGAGCCAGGAACTGGCCGGAAGCGTTGAGCTTCAGAACGTTACCAGCAGCCAGCGCGGCAGCGGTAGAGAGTTTGGTCTTGGAGCAGCTTTTTCCGTCCAAGTTGATTCGTGCAAAACGACCCTTAGCCATTTATCAGCCCTCGATCTTGTAGTTTGCGAAGATGTCCTCATCCTGATTGGATGCGACGCCACGGCGCAGACCCATCGCGGGCTGACCTTGAGAGTTGCCTTCAAGCATGGCCTTCAGGGCAGCAATGCCGCATTCCTTGGCTGCCTCTTCCGGAAGGAGCTTGGCGTTTACCACTTGCTCTACCAGTTGAGCCTTTTCGGCTTCGGCTTGAGTTTGTGCGTTAGCAGCCAGAGCGGCAGCCACAGCGCCGTCGATTGCCTGTTTAATCACCTCTGCGCTCTTGGCCTCCTGAGCCGCGAGAGCATTCGCGATCATCTCATTTACTTTGGTTTCGTCCACTTCGTTACCCTCGCGGTTTGAATTTACTGTCTGAGATTCATCAGATGGCTCTGATTTTACCACAGAAATCACCTTGTCAACGATTCGGCCAATTACCTCTGTGAATTTGAATCCAGCGGATTCAACCTTCTTCAGCTCGCCTACAAATTCAATCTCATCGCCCACCATCTTATATTCGACGGCGAATTGCTTATTCTTCTGGCATACAATTGCCTTTGTCTCGTTGAAGTCATCAACGTAGATCCACATGTCGTCATCATCTTCAGGGTTGAACTGCTTTTGAGCTGCATCCTGCAACTTCATGCGCATCCCGTTTGACGACATTGAGAAGTCATCGCCGCTAGAAAGGTTCACGTACATGACTTCAGTTTCCTCTGATTCACCTTTTGCATTCACGAAGATCCCGACTCCCTGCTCAGGAGTGGCTGCGCCTCGTTCATTCAGCAATATGGCATCGTGATCGAATCGGTCAATCTTGGCGCGGAATTGGTAATCTTGTCCCATCGCATTAACGCCAATCTCGTCAATCTTAGTAAGATAGACGCCAGTTGATGTGTGAATCGGGGCCTTTGATTTGATGGCTTCTGCCAGTTTCTTTCCGCGCTCTGTATTCTGCATCTGCTCGACTGGAACCAGCTTCTCTACAATCCATCGGCCGTCATCAGTCTTACCCTTAACTCGGTTGTGAGCACCAAGGAGGCCGTACTTCGCTTGAGCTAACGGGGCGCGGGCAGCGGCAAACCTACCGTTAACGACTGGGTGTCCTAGCGTCACTGGTGAGCCATCTAGGGTGTGAATGGTAGCGTCGACCTCATCAGCATCGTAAAGGATTTGGTTCATGACAACCCCAGGCGGCATAGTCTTGGATGGAATCACCATAAACTCAACGCCTTCAATCGTCTCCGTATAAATATCGCCGTTAACAACAAGCGATGAAATATTCACAAGTGATTGCACGGGCTATCTCCGCATGTTTTGTTGCCTAGATTATATCATACATGCATTCATACATTGAAAGCCCGCCTCTTGTGCGGGCTGCCCATAGCTTTGTTATCTCATGGAATTTATGATTGAAACAACCCCGTCGTAAATTCTTTCATCTATGACATCCATCTCGCACTTTAGCTCTAAGGCGATTGACAGTTTACGATCAACCCACGCCATATGTGCCGCTTCTTTGTTGTCGAATAGACCAAGGTAAACTTTATTGTCTGTCATTGGGTGGCGGCAACTTGCCATAAACCTTCCAGCCATCTTGTGGAAACAGACTCCAATAGGCAAATCTCCACGATAGGCTTCTCGATCTGTCGCGAAACTATTCAGCCAATGCGGTACAAAAATGCATGTGTATGGCGAATACACCCTTGCACCCATAAGCAGATCCTTATCAAGCTGCCAACCGTCCACCTGATGATCAAGCCACCACTTGCGAAATGCTGAGAATGAGTGCCACTGCTCACACACGGTTACACCCGAATATGCTTTGTGGTTTGCGTGAAATTTTGCGCTGTATGCTCTCCTAAGCATACCCGTTCATGCTCGATATGCTGGGCACACCACCTTCCTCCTATCTATCTTCGGCAGCGTTAGATTAGATGCATCATTGGTGCCAATACCGCACACTTTCTTTCT